CCCGCGCCTCTAATTACAGATGCATCGCATGTATCAGCCATATTTACATTATCTCTTATCATTACAACTCCTAATTTAAATTCTAATTAAAGCACTATTAGCAGAGTTTGCTGGTAGTGTTACTGTAAAGTTCGGTCCTGCTAATTTATCTGAACCAAAGTTTAAAACTGCAACAGTTCTGTTGCTTTTACTGGTATTGTATATAAGAGCACCTCTACAGGTAAAAGAAACGGTTGTCCATTGTACATTATCAAAGCTTACATAAACTGTTGTACCTGATGTATTAATGGTAACGTTACTGCATAATTTACCACCAGCTACATAGCCAGTTCCTACAACTTCGTTTAAAGTCGTGTAAATGGTCGTATCTGCATCTAAAGAGGCAGCTCCTGTATATAGAGCTATCTTCAGTACATCAGTGGTGAGACTCTGCAATATATCCTGTTTAAACGATGTGGTTATGGTCTGGGCTATCATGATACTGGATACTTAGGTAAACCATCACGATAAGAATCACCCTTCTCTTTAGCATCACCCAGCTGTTTAAGCAACATCATAGCTTCTTGATAACGACCTTGATACAGAGCAAGCATATCAGGCTCACCCTTCATGTAAGTGATTGCTTCCATTAGCACCCCATTCAACAGAGCAGTATCAAAGTTATCACCAAGCCAAGTCTGACTAGCGGTAACAATGGACTCAGGATAGAAGAAGTAATGCAACTCCATATTATAATCTGAATCAGGGGTTGGACCTAGAATGAAAGAAAGTTCAGCTGGGTAGGTATATTGAGGTCCAAACAACCCATAATACAGAGGTAATCCTGTGTCTGTTGGAGCTGGATATGCCTCACGAATGAAGTTTACATCCTTGTTTAATAAGTAAGAATAGGTTCCAGTTGCATCTATAACAGCCAATGAGAAAGACGATAGATAGTCATTAGGGCAAGATAGATATTTATTGTTAATTGTGCAGGTACCTGTTACATTCTTGCGTAACGAGGGTAGCTGGACAGCGTTATAAATCTTCTGTTCAGCTTGCTCAATCATACGGTTCATGTCTACAGTCGGAAACGTGTTTTCCGTGTAGGACTGTACCGCTGTGACTAACTCATTGTATGTCATGCTTTAACCCATAGGTCCGCGTGATGTAAAACCTTTAGTTGCTGCTCCAGCACCACGTTGTTTAATGCCATCTTTCTTGACATCATCAGCAGCTGGGTCTCCCATGCTTACGCGCATTGCGCCTGTGCGTGGAGAAGTCTTTTCAGCAGACAATAGGTTAGGGTCTTTTGGTTTGTTATTCTTAGCCATTATCTACCTCTTCCTGAAGATTTCTGGTTCATAACTCTAGCCATGTTACGACCTACCTCTTTCATTTTCATAGATGAAACGCCAGCACTCTTCTTGCCACCATTAAATCCCATAACTGAAGGACCATTACCAATAAGCTTACCTTTGGTTTTTCCTTTGTTTGCTATACCATCTGCATCTTTAGTGAAAGACATTTTCTACTCCTTATGTTGTTGATATTGTTACATTTCCTAACTGAAGATTCAACACTAAATAATTGGGTGTTAAACCTGCATCTGCTGCCCTCGAACCACCTATTGGACCCCATCCCCACTGGAATATCCTACTTCCATCCTCTTGATAACCAAGAGAATTAATATCAGTGCTATTGGTGCCAGTAATCTGAAGACCGCTAGTGCCTGATGTTATGTAGCTGGTATCTGGTCTTGGCTCTCTAATTGCTTGAGGGTCATTAACTGGATACATACCCAAAGATAGCTGGGGTTGGTCAGGGTCCCAGCACTCAGGACAGACTTTAATATTAAATATTCTAGTCTTAACTATCTCTTTCTTAAGCTCTTTTAGCTTATACCGCTGTCCGCACCTATCGCATTCAGCTATCGAGTGTTTGCCACTGGCATATGTATTAGCCATATATCACCAGAATAGCTGTCTTGGTACTAGCCTTAAAGATGCCTTTTCTCTGTCTTCTTGCGAAGCAACTAGCCATTGTTCCTCATAAGCCTGTTTAAGCATCTGAACCCTATCCTGCGATTCAGGGTTCTTTACAGCCAAATGGTAAGATAATCCTGCCACTAAACATGGTAGGAAACGGAAAGGAATATCAGCAACGCTTGTTCCTCCACCTGCATCCATTACTCTTCTCATGCGCCAATACACTAATGTGTAAGGGCTTCCACCTGCATCAGGAGCTAACCATAGGTTAACACTTGGTAGGTTTTGATTGGTTATAGCAACTCCTGTTAGATGAGCAGCAGCAGTGGTGTTATTCTGACCCCTATTACAGAGCTGTAATTGATTCCCAACAATGCTGGTATAACTGATAGTCTCAGTGCCTATCTGGATGAATCCAGAAGCCGCTAGAGGTACCGTAGACGAGACATCTATAGTGGTTGCTGTGGATGATATACCGCCATCAAGAACGGCTGTTGTAGGGTTGTTTAAACCCGTCTGACGGTCTATCCATATCTGTATTGGTCTGCCCTGTGCCAACTTATTAGGTATTTGCAGGTATGTGGTAGCTGATATGCGATTAATGCTTATATCAATCTGGTTAGCGGTACCCTGATTTTGTCTAATAACATGGTCTAATAGGTCAATAGTGTCAGCTGGTAGAGGATACTTAACCTGTCCAGTAACCAGTTGAATCTCACCTTCTTCAATAGTCCACAGGTTTATGCCCCTGTTAGCCCATTCAATAGTGAGTAAATTCAGGCTGCGCCTAGCTGTACGGAGCTGGTAACCAGACCGCATCTCAATGCCACAACGTTCATATGCCTCTTCCGCTATCTCATTGAAAGGAAGATTAAATGATGTTGTACCGCTAGTGGTTATAGCCATTATTTAGATTTCTTACCTTTAATCATACCGCCCTTTTTCTTACCTTGTAATACCTTTTGTATATGCCTATCTTTTTGTTTCTGTATATGAGCAAGTGCTTCTGCGTTTGATAATGTTCTACCTGTACGACCACCAGCACGACTATCTAGATATGAACTTAACCCTGCACTACCACCATCTATATCTTCACCTACACCAACCAAACTAGCTTGATTATTTGCACGAGGTTTGACCTTGACAGCTGGAAGACCATTATTACCTAGACCTGCGCTACCGCCATCTACATCCTCACCAACACCTACAAGGCTACCTTCATTATAGCACTTAACACTACCACCCTTTTTGTACATAGACACTTCATCAGGATTGTCAGTACGTCTGATAGTCTTCTTATTAGGCATCTTAGAGGAGCTGATAGCTCCCATTCCACGAGAGGACCTCATGCTCTTGTCTTTCCTCTGATGCAGCATCCATCACCACGGCTTGATGTTAAGCCTCCTTTAGCCATCTTGACTACCTTAGCACCACCTTTAGCTTTAGTTTGGATAGGGCTTTGTCCTTTAACCTTACCGCCCTTCTTCATAGGAGCAGTGGGCGCGACTTGAGGAGCAGCCATAGGAGGTCTAGGAGGCATCATGCCAGTAGGTTTTGGAGCCACACCACGAGGAGCCTTCTTCTTAGCCATCATAGCCATACGAGGGTCTACGGGGGCTTGAGGAGGCATCATAGGAGCACCACCCATAGCCATCTTCTTAACGCTACCACCTTTTTTAAATCCAGTTTGAGGTGATTGAAAAACGGTGGCTCCACCGGGATACCCGGTTGTAGGACCAGATGGTCCTTGACCACCTCCTGTACCTAAAGCACCTGCGATAGTGCCTAGAGACTGACCAATCTGTGACGAACCCTGATTAACTTGGTCTAGACCACCTTGTGCTCCACCACCATTGCCGTATTTTGGCATTGCACCTACGGGACCTGTAGACCCCGGTGGTTGTACAGCAGCTCTAGGTATCATATCATTAAGCATTCCACCACCAAGATACCCTTTAACCTTACCACCAGCAGCAAACTTCTTTTCCTTACCTTCAGCTTTAGCATATTGTTCTGGAGATACCTTACCAGACTTAATAGCCTTACCTTCAGCCAGTTCTTCTTTGTATGTTTCCTTGCCCTTAAATAACCCCATGATGCCACCCTTTCTAAATGTTTTACTGCCCATGAATTTCTCTCCTTGCATTTAATGCATCAATTTTATCTTCGAGCTTTTTAAACCCTGTATCAAAGCGGACCATAATCTTTTCCAAATCCCTATGAACTTCTGCACGGGTAATATGTTCTCTAGCCACTTCTTCTCTAGTACGATTAATTAGCATACCCAGTCTATTAACTTCCTTAAACTTTTCCATAACCATAAATCCAACCACTGCCAGCATTGCTGTTAATAAAGTGTTCCATACCATCATTTCCATTATGCAGCAGCCTTTTTAGTTTCTAGTGGACATAACATTGGATAAAGATAGTCTTCACCGAATGAACCTTCAAACTCAGTGACACCTACATGACCTAACTTAATGGTTGGGTCAATCCATACCTCATAGCCATGTTCTCTAGCTCTATCGCAGAATAGATAGTCTTCGCCTACATAACCTTCTAGAGTTGATTTGAAATCAAAGAAAGAATAGGATGGTTTATCCTGCATACGTTCATCCATGTATTGCCACTCAGGATGGTTATCTCTAAGTGTTTCAAATACATCCCTACGGATAATCATAAAGGCTGTAGCTACACGTTTAGCTCTAACTAAGCCCATACTATTCATATGTACCTGTTGGTCTTCATCCACATCTAAGGTAGATATATAGACCTTGCCTTTCTTACGGGCTACAGGGATACCAGCTACTATGCCCTTTGCAGGGTCACTATTCCAAGCCATAAGCCTGAAAATGTCATTGGCATCAAAGTTAATGTCTGAATCAATAAACATTAGGTCGGTACAATTCGACTCTAAGAAATCATATGCAATTAGGTTTCTAGCCCTGCTCACAACTGAACACCCAGATATATTACCTACCTGAATCTCAATGCCATGCTCTTGTGCTAGAACGCAAAAATGAGCAAACGATATTGCCCATTTAGTGGTTACCTTAAAATCATAGGAAGGAATGCCAATCATGACCTTCCTGCCAGCCAAATTAAAAGCCTTTTCTGTGGGTTCCATAGTTATCCGTAGAAAACAGTAACAGGCATATTTGCTGGTGTTGTTGCATATATACCTGAACTGCAAAGAATGCCTTGTCCCGGAATTAATACGCTTACTGCCCCGGCAACAGCGGGTGCTACAAAGCTAAATTTAACTGTACCGCCAGAACCGTTTTGCAAGGTCATAGTTCCACCAGCAGCAGGTACGGAAACAACCATACCTTTAATACGAGCAGGACCAGCAAATACAGCAGAATTTGTTTGTCCAGCAGCAATAGCAGTTGCTAATACATCAGTTTGCATCATAATTAATCTCCTTGATTAATATGGGGGTTTCCCCCCATAAGATTAACTCTGAGAAGCGGTTGGGTTTGCAGCCCCGTCAGAATTACGCACAGAGTAGGTAATGATGATGGTTGCAGCACCAGTAGTCAACGCAGTACCAGCTAATGTATACAGCACAACAGCATCAGTAGTGCCAACGTTTAACCACAAAGCAGGAGTAGTTGCGTTAGCAGTCAAGCTAATGCCGCCTACGCTAGTAATTGTGCCAGTGGTAGTGAAATCAACAGCACCAATGCTTAGTTTGGCAGTAGTAGCCGCACTAAAGACAGTGGAAGTTACAATTTTAATATCTGTACATTGTGAGCCAGCAGGAAGAACAAAAGCAGTACCAGTAAGGGTACCAAAAACAACATCAGCAGATTGAGAAACAGTGGTAACACCCATGTTTTCAATAGTTCCAGCGGTACTACCAGTTGTGTCTTTAACGGTTCCAAGTCTCCAAGGACCTAGGTGAGTGGCAAAACCCATTGTAAATCTCCTTTATGCAAAAGTCCCTACACCATCGTTGCATCGTCTGCTGGGACAGTTGGCATAGGTAAATACCCAGTAATATGTTTATACACGCTTTTTGACCAGTTTGCAACTACCTATAAGTAAAAAACCCTGCTTTTTAGGGCAGGGCTTTTCCTATACACAGCAGCTATTAAGCTCCTGCGGAACCGAACAT